CATTAATATTAAAAATAGGATTCGGATTTAATGGATTTACCGTACTAAATGTACTATCTAATGTTCCGTTAGTATTCAATCTAACAGCATATAATCTTGATGCGAAATTAAATAAAGTGAACATACCCGCAACTAATATTTTATTATCTGTTTGTAATGATATGTCATATACCCTATTGTTAAAACCATTACCTATAAGTAAAACATCATTAACCCCAAGTGTTGTTAAACGTGCTAATTTTTTTGTGACACCACCATTATAGTTGTCAAAATCACCACCAACTAAAACTTTACCGTCAAATGGTTGTATTTTGATTTTCCAAACAGTATCATCAAATCCTGTTCCGGTAACAAAAGTCCCGTCAGGTGTTCCGTCAGTATTTAACCTAATAATTCTATTGTTAGCTACACCATTATATGATGTAAAATCCCCACCAATAATCAATTTACCATCAGATTGTATATCTATTGCAAGTGCTTGGGAATTAAATCCCGATCCACCAACATTAAAAGATGTATCAATATCACCATTAAGTAATAACCTAACTATGTATCCGTTAGTTGGTGTACCCCCATATGATGTAAACCCACCTACACAATATAGTCTACCTTGTGAATCGTATACCATATCTCCAACAGTAGCATCAAATCCTAACCCAAAAGGTTGTTGATTTGTTATTGCCAAACCTCTACCCCATCTAAATTTCATCCCATGTTCATATACAAAATTTTGTAACAAACCATATGATGAAAAATCTATCAACCCTTCAAGCTGTGACATAGTACCACCAGTAATCATCTGAAAATATTCAACACCCGCTTTGTAGTCGTAACTTTTTCCTTGTTGGGTTAGTTTTAAATATATTTGTGATGTTGACTGTGTTCCGTTTTGATTTAAATATGAAACAGTTCTTGTAACTAAATTAGTTGCGTTTGATGTAGAATTTCCTGTAATAGAAACTGTTCCAAATTGATTTACAGTGTTTCCTGTAATATTTGGATCATAGATATCTTCTATTTTAGTAAACGATAGTAATGTTCCAGGACTACCAATGTTAGATATTGTTCCTTGATCACAAACTAAAATCAAAGGTTGATCGGTAAAAGGTACTGACGGTGTTTCAAGATTTGTAACAGGATGTAAATTTTTTACTGTTGTTACCATTTGAGCAGATGTGAAGTATGTGTCCCTAGAATTCATCATGTTCAATCTTTGAGACCAAGGCACTGTGAATGATAAAACACCACTTGGACTAAACTGCGTTGGATAAGTTACCACAGGTGTTTTATATAGTTTGTATTTATCATTTGATTTATCCCCCACATACCCAGCAAACCCTTGTCCTATTGCAGCATTTAATGTTTCATCTGTAAAATCATAGTTATTATCAGACGAACCAGGATTGGGATCATAAGAACGAATCAAATTCGCTAAATAATTTTCTTCATAATTACTAAAAGTTCTTACACTATTACTATCAATTAGTGGACTAAAATTTCCATTGTCTTGATATAAATCTATAAGTTCATCTGTGATGGTTAATACCTCACAAGAACAGTTATCACAATCAGGATAAGATATCATGGGTAATGAATATCTAGCAAAAGGATTTTGCGGATTCATGTATTCTAATAACCAATTATCACAATTGAACCCGGTCCAATTAAAAGTATCTAATACGTCATTTATTTGGTAACATAATCTAACAATATTGTCATTCCAAAAATCTGCAAGTTTGTTCCATAATCTTACGGTAATATCGTATAACCAAGCAAGTACGTGTAAAACAACTATAAAAACATAAATTAACGGATAAAATAACCCTAACGTGAAGTACACAACAAAAAATATAATGTCAAATTTGAATTGAGCATCATTTGTTGGAAATCTATTTGTAGTTGCAGTGCAAGCCCTTTCTGTTATTTCTTTAATTCCTAAAATTCTAGACGGTAAATACCCCCATTTCCATCTATCAATGTGTCCTGATACTGTATATACCCTATTATAATTAAATTCAAAAAACTTATCATCACAATCGACAGCTTCTTGTATTATTTGTAAACCTAAAGTAGTCCCAGTATCCCCATAATCATTCCAATCTAAACTAAAGGCATATGATTTTTTTTGTAAATCTTCATTGTCGGGTTCGTTAAGACTATCTATCGACCAACCATATTCTTTTAGATTCGGAACTAAATAGTCCGCTCGTATTACATTAGACCCTTGTATATCTTCATTTTGATACTGTATTCTAAATCTATATTTACCTTTTGTTGGTATTCCAATTGTCGGATCATTTGATAAAATTTGTTCACCGAATTCATTTGTTGTGATATAATCTAAGTTCATTGGTACTTCAGCAAGCCATGTCCCGTTATCATCTATAATATTTCCACCGTCTTCAAATTTATATTCTTCTAATACAGGAAACCCTAACGAATCACTATAAATTGTTTGTCTGATTGCTAATATTTTTCCTGATTGCGTAACCATGTCACAAAGAGCTCCTGTATTCAGACTTGGTTTACAACTAACCTTTAATTCGTCTTGATCAGAATTACTGAAAATAGAACCCATAAAAATTACCTGTGGTAATATTTCAATTCCTGAATCCCTTAAATCAAAATCAACCCTTGTTATTCCTATTGTACAGAATTCGTCATCACCCCAAAATGGATCAACTTCAATCTCTTTCGCAAGATTGACAATTTGAGGTAGCATCGCTAAATTTGAATTTGCCCTAAATTGTGATCCAGCAAATTGTCCTTCAACACCAAGCCCCATTCTTATTAAATCGGAAGGTCTTTGTGAAAAACAACCAATGTTTGACAAATCTAAATCCATAACAACAGTTTGCATCCCCAAAGGAACACCAACTATCATAAAGTCACCACTGTCATTTGTTCTTACAGTAAACTTATAATATTTTTCGTATATTTCTAATACTTCGGTTCTTGTTAATAAATCGTTCCTATCTGGAAATGTTCCTGTTGGTGTATGCCCACCATATTCTTGAATATATGGTAATAGATTGTACCTATAACCATCTTCATTTTTATCTGAAATTGTTTTATATGGGTAAAGTGTAGATATTATAGGATCAACTTCATCTTCGGTTGATAAAGGCACAAAAACAGAAATACTAACGTTTGGTACACCATACCCACCATTAGCAATAACCCTTCCTGCAACTACTCCATAATCGGCACAAAATTTTGTATATAAATCTTCTTGTTTAAGTTTTAAAGATAAAATTTCTATCAAGTCAAAATCCTGATCGATTTTCAATCTTATATTTTTGTCCGCACCTGGATTTGCCTTAATTCTATAGCTTTTGAACATTTTTTTCTTTGTTGATAAATAGTTATTGACTCACTTTTAAAAAGTAATATCATATCAAACAAAATAAACAATCTTATGAAAAGTCTACCGTTGAAAGGTTTTTAACCCTAACTTTTATGTCCCTATTTGCAAATCGAATTTGATATATTTGATCGGGTTCAGCAAATATCGTACTGTCAACAAGTTCAATTTCTTTAGTTGCCACCGAAACATATCTTTGTGATGTTTCAGATGATGAATATTGTCCTCCAACTTTATTGTAGATTTTTAAATCTGTAAGTGCATTCACCCCCGAAATATTTTGAACAAGTTGCCTAACTTCTGAAACGTTAACATTTTGCCCAAGTTCTCTAGATGCTGGTAACATATAATTGTTTACTGTATTGATGACTTGTGTAATCACGTCACCTTGTGCCCCCGGATTATCAAGAACAATAAAAAATTCAAACTCCAAATCAATTACTTTTGCAACTTCAATTGAAATATAGTCATTTATCATTCTATATTTAGAAAGATATGTTGCCAAATTTGTTTTCAAATTATTAGATACCGTTTGTGTTAATACCCCCGTACTATCATAAGATAAAATCTTAACTGAAATTTTGTTATTAGATTCTGATATTGCAACTTTTGCAGGTGCGCCAAAATTACCCGGCATATTATCAATCAACGACTTATAATCATTTATTGTTACCGCCCTTTTTTGTGCTGCGAAGTTATATGTTACCATATTCCTTACTTCTTCCACTGTAGGTTGATTTGCCCCACCAATGGCTGCCGTAACGTTATTTACTCTCAATGATTGGACTACGTTGTTGTTAGTAATTTCTGAAGGACCATTCACCACAAAATCAGCAAGTGCTACTTGATTTATTGCTCCTACACCAATATTACTTGACAATCCACCACCGGTTCGATACTGAACAAAAAGTGTTGTATTTGGTTTCACCGTTAAACCTAGTCCAATATTATTTTGGAAGTTCTGTAACTTTAATGGTATACCTGTTGTTGTAAATTGTCTTAATTGTTCATCAGGTGTTACAGTACCACCACCAAATTGTACTTTTAGGAAACCTTCAGGTGTGTATTCAGTTATGAATCTGTTATCTGTTTTTATGTACCTACCAACTTTAACACCCGCCTCATCCACAGGTTTTGTTGGATCTTCGATAAATACGGTATCTTCAACCAATGCATCCACTTCATACCATCTGTTTGTTGATGTTGCAAATTCTGAAAAGGACGGTGTTGCCTGATATGTTGTACCTTCTTTTTGAATTATCGATGTCACACCCAAAACATTTTTGTCAGGTAAAAAGAAATTATAAAAAGGTATTACATCTTGTGGGTTAATTACTTTTTTGAAAACTTGTGTGGTTCCGTTAACAACAACTTCTCTTTTTGTTATGATATAACTTCCTACAGAATTATTGTTACTTGAAAATATTGGAACTTTTGTTCTGTTTATAAACCCTTCCCTATTAAATTGTGAAGAAAAATCAATATCATAAACAGTTTCAAATGTTGTTCCACCACCATTGAACTGAGCCCCCGCTCTTAATATTCCCAAATATCTTACATCTTCCGCATCCCCAAAAGCATCCACTGTAATTGAAATGTCAACAACAGCAACTGATGGTCGAAAACCCGGAACTTTTAACCCATAAGTTCTTGCAATGTTAAAAATTGATGATCTTTGTTGAGCATATTGTAATATTGTTTCTTGTATACTTCTATCAATATGGAAATTTAAATTATCACCAATAGCAGCATTTAAATCCATTAATACGGAAAAAACCGACGCATCGTTAAAATTTTGAATTAAATCAGGATAATATTGTCTTGTGTAATCAATAAGATCATTTCTTAAACCTTCAAAATCCCTTTCAGTGTATGATATTTTTCTATTAGCCATTTTTTTATAAATTAATAATTATAAATTCCCTCGATCCGAATGGGTTGTTTTCATCAATATATTCTATTCGTACCTTTGCAGTATATTCTTCAGTATTTGCACCAGGGACACGATAAACAGGAATGTCAAATTGTTCAGGTTTTAAATCACCTTTTGACATTTCAGATTCTGTATATGGTTCCACTATCACATTTTGTATTGTAAGGTTTGGTATGAACTGTTTTACGGAATCTTCTATTTCTGACTTTATTCCATCAAAAGTATCACCATCAAGTGGTTCAAAAATAAATTCATACAACCTAGTACCAAAATTCGGTAAATAATATCTAGTTCCTTTTCTTGTTAAAAGTAAATGAACCAAATCTGTTCTGATTTCTTCATCAGTAGTTTCAGATAAAGAAAGGTATTTACCAACTTGACTTTGCCTGAATGGAAAATTTATACCGTATGTAATACCGTTTGCCATATTCAATAAATATAATATCTTGGTATTTTATATAAATAAAAAAAATCACTACTTTCGTAGTGATTCTTTTAGGTTTGTGTTTCCTTTTTGGTGAAGTGGTAAATAACAACAATGTAAACAACCGTTACCACAACAACTTCCTCTACGTTTATGATACTCTTCAGTCATAACCATATTTCCTTGTTCATTATAATAGAAGTCAGTTGGTTGAAGTTTCGGTCCAAACTCTCTAACATATAATTGTTGTACCCAATCCTTAGATGCTCCTACATTCATTTTAGTTTGTTTTTCTTTGGTTATAGAACGCTAACAAAACTTGGTATGTTAGCGTTATATTATTTCCCCATTGTATTTTCATGACTTAAACAATTTCACATGCTCCACCGGCACAAGCAGCTTCACCTCGTAAGTCAGTGTTATCTTGTAACTCAATCACTTTTGTAAGATCAACATCTGATAATGTTTTAACTAATCTTTCAAAATCTTCTTTTGTACAATCTTCAAAAGGTGCTTGTGTGTAAGTTCCTCCGTTATAAGGTAGGACTGACAAACCATTATAGAAATCTCTGTTATTCCACATCCATTCACCTACCAAGTCCCACTCATCTTCTTTAATTGAAACAGTAGCAGATACGTTGTGAGTGTTTTGTCCGTTTCTATGTCCTGGTTTAATCCATTCTTGTGATACTTTCTTAACACGTTCCAACATTTGGAATACCGATTCATGTCTTACGATTGATCCTTCAGGGGCTCTTTGTGGGATAGTAATCACTGCAGTATCGTGAGGACGGAAAAACTCATCTTCAATCAACTCAGGGTGATTAATCGCCAAGTAAGAATAGATTGATTCATTTTTACCGACACGGATTCTTCTTAAATAGAAGTCATTATGCCAAGCGTGGATTCCTGATGATGTTCCCAATACCAATGATGATGTACCTGATGGTTTAACAGTTGTTGTTCTTGCAGATTTGTTAATCCCAATAAGGTTAGCAACTCTTTCGTTTTCTTCTTTAACCATCTTAGCCGCTTTTTTCATATCATAACCTAAAACAACACCTGAACCGATTCCTGTCATTCCAACACCAATAAGGGCATCTTTTTCAGTTGTTCTTTTCCAAATATCTCTTAGGTAATGAAAATCAGTATATCCTGCTTGCAGAGTACCGATGAACGATGCTGCTTTAACTCTTGCATCAAAATCTTCTTGTGATTCAATATCTGAAGCATTTACTTCACACAAGTTACAGAATTGGAACGGACGAAGTGCGATTTCACAACAAGGGTTTGTTCCCCAATCTTTATCGTTAGATAGATAGATTCCTGGTTCACCTGCCCCTGACAACTCAATACGTTTCCAAAGATCCATAAAGAATTCTTTTGTGATTTTGTGACGAAGAAGAACTGCCGAATTATTTGCTCTACCTCTTTGTGCGTTTTGTTCCCACCAACTTCCTGATTTACAAGAAATCATTTCTTCATCATCCGCTGAGAATAATGAGATAAGTGCTGCTCTTCTAATACCACCTGCAAGTACTGCGTCTGCAATATGACATACGATATCGTGAGTTTCGATTGGTGTTAATTTTTCACCATCTTTTTTGTTATTTAACACTTTAGTAATGTGGTGAATACAATCTTTTAGTGGTTGTGGTCCTGGCGCCTTCCCACCTGATGTTACAAGATTAGCCCCTTTTTGACGAATGTCAGAAAAATCAAACACAGGTGTCGACGATTTATAACCTAAATAAGATTCCATTAATACTTTAATTGCATCTGCCCATCCTTCAATTGAATCACCAATAAGGTATCTTCTTGTTCTTTCAGGGTTTGGTTTTTTAATGTCTGGTAATTTTTCTACGTGGTGTTTTTGTACTGAATAACCCACACCCGTTCCACCTAAAAGTAGAAACATTGTTTCAGAAAAAGAATCAACATGATCGATTGGCATATATGCACAGTTATAAACCCTATTTGGTGAAATTTCAATTGGTTTTCCACCGAATTGTAATGACCTCATTGATGGTAATACTTTTTTGTCGTATACCATTTTATATACCTCTTCAATTTCATTTTTGATATGAGGGTATTTTCTTTGATGCATTTCCTTGTTACGGGTAACGAGTTCTTCCCAAGTTTCTCTCCGATTCAATTCCGGCTGAAACTTTGCGTATTTCATAAAGACAGTAATGTCACTTAATATTTTTTGAGAAATATCCATTTTATACTAATTTAATAAATTTTATTTTAAATTTCTTGCTGTTTTTGTCTTTTTTTCTCTAACAGTTCTTTAACCCTGTTACGATTTCTTTCTTCTTTTTGTTCTTCAAGACCCAAGAACGTAACACTTTGTTCAGTGTCAATTTCCAACATACCGTTGTCAAACTTACAGTTTTCGAATATAATTCCATCTTTACCTATTCGGGATTTTGTAATTGCAATTGTTGCCAAATTCATTTCTTTTTGTTGTAACGATTTTGCAACTGTAATAATTACGTGTCCCACTTGTGCTTTTTTAATTGAACCCCCCATTTGATCGGTTGTAACAACATCTGACGATATTGAATTTCTATTTCCTTGTGTTGCAGTCCACCCCGCAATATCTAATTCGTGACACATTGCTTCAAACCCTCTCATAACTGAACCTTCACTTTTCCATTCGTCACCTAAGTTTTTGTCAGGCACAACACAATCAATATAATCTAAAATTATCATATCAATTTTTGTTCCCTCGGCAATCATTTTTCTAACTTGGTTCTTAATCTGATTCATAGTTACGGTGTCGGAAGCCAACTTTTTCATTATCAACTTATTTTTTCTTGTTGATTGAATATGTTTAACTTTTTCCATAACATCAACCCTATTTTCAGTTAAGTCGTCAGGATGAATTCCTGTCCATAATGTTATGTGTTTTCTTTGAATAATTTTTGGGTTATCTTCAAAAAATATTTGAAGTACGTTATACCCTAAATTAAATGCGTGGTTTGCGATTTTGGTAGTAAATGTTGATTTACCAACTCCGGTAGGGGCTAAAATAACACCAATTTCTCCTTTGGCTAATCCTCCTTTTAATAAATTATCAATACCGGGTACACCAATAGGAATTGGGTGTCTGTAATCATCATTTAATACCTCATCAAGGTTAAAAAACACATCCGTAGTTCCCTTATCTACTTCACCAACTTGGAGAGCTCCCCTAACCATTTCTTCTAACTTATCGTAACTCTCAAAATCACCTTTATCAATGATTGACTGAGTTTTTACCATTACTTTTTGGAGTTCCTGTTGTTTACAGAATTTTAAGGATTTTTCTTGAACAAATATTGACCCCTCATCAGACACGTTCTTAACCTGATTTAATGTGTCTAAAATACTCTTTTGAGCCATCGGTGAACTGATTTCTGACTTAGTCAACTGTTCAAGGGTATCAAATGTCGGTGTGTGTTCATATTTTGTATAATATTCTTTAATCATTTGACAAATGATTCTAAAATATTGGTTATCAAAATAATGTGAATCAATAACTTCGATGATGGAATTAGAGAAATCTTTGTATAAAATAATGTTGTTTAATAATTGAATTTGAAAAGTATTCCCTAAATATCCGAAGTTTTTTTTGTCTGACATATTGATTGTTTTAAGTATGATTCAATAATAAATACCATTAAGCAAGTGAATAATTTAAATAATCATGAGTTAAATTTTTGTCTGATAAAATGTCAGTAATGTTCCTCAAAATGTTTTTTATGGATGGTCGTATGTCCAGCGTATATCTTACCTTTGGTGGGTATATTTTAGCGTCTATGATTCTATGACAAATTGTCTCATTTCCTACTTTTAAAATAATGTTAAATACTTCAGGACCTTCAGTGTTTGACGTTTCTAATATAGAAGAATCTTCTTCAATTTGAAAACGATTTTCCAACATATAAAACACACACTTATTTCTAAGTTTTGTTTTAAGTTCGTCAGATAGATTCTTAGTGTACTCATACAAGTCCACACTGTTTTTTGCCTTTGGGTTATACCCTTTAACATTAAAGAATCTTTGGACGACAAAATTGTCATTGAGCGTAATTAAAAACTCTACTTTTGTTACATCATTTTGCTCTTTCATAATTTTACTTGTTTTTTTTGAATTTTGATTTTTCTTTTCTTGTTAGTTTTAAAAATGGTTTTAAAAAATAAACCCACTGTTCATCGATTTTAGGTAAAAATTTAAATAACCCGTCATCCATCATCATTCGAATTAGATTTTTATATCCTCTTCCGTCCGGATCTAATGATTCAGTGTAATATAACTCAACGAGTTCTTTTCCTTCATCATTAATTAATGGGTTAGACAAATCGACTATCTTTTCATTTATTTCAAAAAATTCATTTCCAAAAATACCTTCTTTTGTTTTACCTGTTAATAAATTTTTTAATACTGTATTGTCTTTTTGTTCTTTTAGAAGTTCTTCACCTCTTGTTAAAATATCAGAAAAAGAAATTTCTTTTTCAACTATCTCAGGAAATAATTTAACGAAAGTTTTCTCACCCAAATAATAGATACCATCAATATTATCAGATTTATCTCCAGATAAAATTTTAAATGTTTTCACATTATAGTGGGGGATTTCAATATCGTGTAATTTGATGTTATCTCCTTTTTTGTAATACTTTTTTGTGTTAGGTGAGTAGATACTAACATCGTCAGAGATAAGTTGTGTTAAGTCTCTATCTCCACTGAAAATTGTTTTATCTTCTCCTTTAGAGATTTGACAATAATATGCAATTAAATCATCTGCCTCTGAATTTGGAAATTCAACTTGTCTAACAAACATCTCTTCAAGGTATTCCTTAACCCTATGTTTTTGTTTGTTAAACGACTCTTCTTTTAATTCGTTTTCGGGAGCCTTTCGGTTAAGTTTGTATTTTGGGTAGATTAACCTTCTCTGTGAAGAGCTTGTTTCACCGTCCCAAAACACAACTACCTTACAGAAGTTTTCTTCGTCTATGAACCTACGTAATGTATTTAGAAAGTGCCAAAGACCTCCAATGTGTTCACCTTTGTTAAAGTAATCTTTAACACCGTGAAATCCAATTTTTAA